CACAATGAAAGCTAACTATGGCAGACAACACAGCAACCAACGATGTAACTGGTGACCGTATCACAACCAAACGCAGCACAACATACGCTGATAACTACACAGGCGTTGATTGGTCAGTAAAGCTAGTCACAGACGAGCCATTATGCAGCTCATGCGGTGAATGCGAGTGTAAGTGTGAAAGCAAGTAATGATATTTGTTCAACTAGCTAAAGCATCATGTCAATTGCATGAATGGGATAACCCCGTTACACCAAAAGACATAGCAAAAAACTTACGCAAACTATCTCACTTGTTTGTAAGCGAAGAAAACCGCTTAAAAGGCTATGGCTCAGCATTACTTAATCACCTGGCAGAGATAGCAGATAAAGAACGATTTGCAATTGTTTTAGAACCAGCACACTTTGAAACACCAACAAAAAACTTAATCACGTTCTACACAAAGAACGGTTACGAAAAGTTACAAGATGAACCATATTTAATGGTTCGATTTCCTAAACAAACAGACTGAGATGTTCTCAGGTCGCTTATGCGAGGTAGTAGAAAATGTCAGCAAGATTACGCAAAACCCATCAGGATGATGTAAGAACAAAAATACAAGTAAGTCAGCTAATAAATAGACTTGAAAAACATGCGCTTAGTAACGATGACACTGAAATCAGTGCTAGTCGTATGAAAGCGATTGAAATACTATTGCGTAAAGCATTGCCTGACCTATCATCAGTTGAATTAACAGGCGACGAAAACAATCCTGTTGCGATTACTAAAATTGAGCGAATTATCGTTGACCCTAAATAATGTCAACCATCAAGATTGAAACGCCTCGCGTATTTGTACCGTTATTAAAGCCATCGCGTTACAAAGGCGCATGGGGTGGTCGAGGGTCAGCAAAGTCACATACATTTGCAGAGATGTGGCTAGAAGAAAGCATAAGCGAAAAGTTAGATTTTGTTTGCTTGCGTGAAACACTTAAATCGCTTGAGTTCTCAGTTAAGAAGCTACTTGAAGGCAAGATAGAAAAATACAACGTAGGCAGTTACTTTGAAGTTCAAGATAGGCGCATCATTAGTAAACTTGGCGGTGTGACAATATTTGAAGGGATGCAAAACCACACTGCTGATTCAATTAAGTCATTAGAAGGCTTTGATAGGGCTTGGTTTGAAGAAGCACAAAACGCTAGTAATAAAAGCTTAACACTGTTAAGGCCGACAATCCGTAAGCCTAATAGTGAACTATGGTTTAGCTGGAATCCTGATTTAGAAACTGACCCGATAGATGAGTTGCTGCGTGGTGAAAATCCACCACCTGATTCAATCGTTGTTCAAGCTAATTACATGGATAACCCTTTTCTGCCTGAAGTGTTAAGGCAAGAGATGGAGTATGACAGAGGCCGAGACCCTGATAAATATGCACATGTTTGGCTTGGTGCTTATAGACGCAATAGCGAAGCGCGTGTATTTCGTAATTGGAAGATTGAAGAGTTTGAAGCGCCTGAAGGCACAACATTTAAGTTAGGTGCTGATTGGGGCTTTGCAGTAGACCCAAGCGTATTAATTCGTTGCTACATAAAAGGCCGTAATCTTTATATTGATTATGAAGCTTATATGGTTGGCTGTGAGATAGACCAATTGCCTGACTTGTTTGACCGTGTTCCTGATTCGAGAAAATGGTTTATTACTGCTGATAGTGCAAGACCTGAAACAATCAGCTATATGAAAAAACACGGCTACCCTAAAATGAACTATGCAATGAAGGGCAAGAACTCAGTAGAAGAGGGTATCGAGTTCTTAAAGTCATACGACATTATTGTTCATCCTCGTTGCACTCATGCGATTGATGAATTAACGCTGTATAGCTACAAAACAGATGCGTTAACTGGCAATGTATTGCCGATATTACAAGACAAGAACAATCATGTTATAGATGCGATTAGATACGCATTTGAAGGCGCACGTAAGGCTTTAGCTTTACAACGAGATGAACAAATAGACGAATCGCCAATATATTACGAGCAAAGCTCAGGCGGCTGGATGGGATAACAAGACACTTTGGTGTCTTTTTTTATGGGCAGAATATGGCAAAAGATAAAGAACCAAAGCTAAGTAAGCATGAAGCAGTGCTTAAAGAGGCGATGGAAAGGTTTGACCATTGCGAAGACCAGCTTGGCAATATGCGTAGCTTGATGTTGCAAGACATTAAGTTTTCCATTGGTGATTCTGATAACGGCTATCAATGGCCTGATGCTGTGTGGAAAGAGCGCACAACAGAACGCAGACCAGCATTAACAATGAACAAAATGCCACAGTTCATCAATCAAGTGGTAAACGATGCTCGTCAAAATCGCCCAATGATTAAGATTCGCCCTGTTGACAGTGGCGCAGATATTAAGAGCGCTGAGATATTCCAAGACTTAGTGCGTAACATAGAAAGCGTAAGTAATGCTGACATGGCGTATGACACAGCAGTTGAATGTGCAGCGCGTGGTGGTGAAGGTTACTTTCGCATTACAACTGATTACTGTGACGATACAAGCTTTAATCAAGAAATATTTATTAAACGTGTACGCAATCCATTAAGTATATGGCTTGACCCAAGTTATCAAGAGCCTGACGGTTCGGATGCTATGTATGGCTTTGTGATTGACGAAATGTCACGCAAAGACTTTGAGAAAGAATATCCCGATGCTGATTGTCACTCATGGGATGCGCCTGGCGTTAGTGTTTGGGTAGGCAAAGATACAGTAAGAATTGCTGAATACTATCGAGTAGTTAAAGAAAAGACAAAAGTTATTCTCTTGTCTGACGGCTCAACTATTTTTGATGGTGATAATATTCCTGAAGGATTAACAGAAGTTAAAAGCCGTGATGGATATAAGCGCAAAGTTGAATGGTACAAGCTAGTGCCTGACAATGTGCTAGATGAAACAGAAATCCCATGCTCATATATTCCTATTATCCCAGTGTTGGGCAATGAGGTTGATATTGAAGGCAAGCCTTATCGAAGCGGTTTAGTGCGTAACGCTAAAGACCCGCAAAGGCAATATAACTATTGGGCAAGCTCTGAAACAGAGATGATAGCGTTAGCACCTAAAGCGCCATTTATTGGCTATACAGGGCAGTTTAAAGATAAGAAGTGGAAAGACGCGAACAATAAAAACTATTCATACTTAGAAGCTGAAGCCATTGATATTAATGGTCAAGTAGCACCATTACCACAGCGTCAACAGTTCGCAGGAGTTCCTACAGGTATTGTGAATGCTAAGGCAGGCGCAAACAACGATATACGCGAAACAATGGGAATTTATAACGCTTCATTAGGCGCCCCAAGTAATGAAAGCTCAGGCAGAGCAATTTTAGCCAAACAGCGTGAAGCTGACACTGGCACATTCCATTACACAGACAATCTATCACGTTCAATTCGTCATGCAGGGCGCATTATTATTGAGCTAATCCCTAAGATTTACGACACCAAACGTGTGATGCGTATTTTAGGTGAGGATGGCGAAACAAGTAATATCCAAATTGACCCATCAATGCCAGTGCCAATGACCGAAGTTAAAGGTGAGGCGCAAATTAAAAAGATATTCAACCCTAGTGTCGGAAAATACGATGTAACGGTTAATGTAGGACCATCTTTTGCCTCTAAACGTGCTGAAGCCGCAGAAAGCATGATTGAAATGACTAGAGTTGCACCTGACTTACTCAAGGTTGCTGGTGATGTGATTGTTAGAAATATGGATTGGCCAGGCGCACAAGAAATTGCTGACCGTATCAAACGTTCTATGCCACCTGAATTAGTGGGTGATGATGAAGAATTGCAAATCCCACCTAAAGTGCAAGCCATGATTCAGCAAGTGCAACAAGCTGAGCAAGCTATTCAACAGCAAGGTCAAATGCTACAAGAGAAAGCGCAAGAGTTAGCCTCTAAAGACCAGCAGTTACAAAGCACAGAGGTTGAAGTCAAAGCCGCATTAGACCAGTTAAAAGCACAAGACCGTGTAATGAAGGCAGAGATGAAAGCCGCACAAGCTGAGATGCGTTTGCAAGCGTCAGAAATGGACAGCGGCCAAGAGCAAGAAGCCGCGCAGATGTTGATGCGTTATGCAGAAGGTTTAGAAGCGCAGATTGAACAGTTATCTAGCACATTGCAACAATTGCTAACCCAAGAACAAATCGAACCAACAGAATAAGCAACACAGAATTAACTAAGCCCCTTCATTGGGGCTTTTTTATTGCCTACCGCATGGGCTTTCATCGGGCTTTTGGAGTTATGAAATGAATAAATTATTAATCGCAATGTTATTCCCTTTGTTTAATTTTAAATTAAGTTTTGGAGATGATGATGTTGCTAACACCGTAGCATCAACGGAAGCGGAAACCGCTAATAAGGATGTGCCAGCCATTACTGATGCGCCATCAGGTGAGCTTGAGAAAGAGGCGGAAAAGACACTCACGCAAGCGGAAGTGGATGAAATAGTCCAAAAACGCCTAGCGAAAGAGCGCAGAAAGTTAGAACGTGAAATTAGACTGGAAACTGAGAACGAGTACCTAAAGCGTACTGTTCAAAAAGATGAGCCAATTCAAAGTGCTGACGCTAAACCGATTGCTGATAATTTTGCAACCTACGAAGAATATCTCGAAGCGTTAACAAAATACACAGTAACGGAAGAGCGGAACAAAGCGGCACAGATTGAGAAAGAAGAAAGTGAGAAAAAGGCAACTCAAGAGAAGGTAACAACTTACTCAGAGCGTGCCAATAAAGCGCGTGAAGTACATCCCGACTTTGATGAAGTAGTAGACCAAGATTTGCCAGTATCAAAAGCAATGATGGAATCTATTATTGATTCAGAGTTAGGCGCTGAAATTGCTTATCACTTAGGCAAAAATCCAAATGAAGCTCTCAGAATTTCGCAGTTATCACCTTTAGCTGCTGCGCGTGAAATCGGCAAACTTGAGGCAAAGCTAACGCCACAAGAAAAGCCTTTAACAGAAGAGCCCTCGAAAGCACCTAAACCCGCAACCCCTGTAAAGGGAACGTCTACAGCCACATCAGCGCCATCAGATAATGACAGCATGGCTGATTGGTTAGCCAAGCGGAATAAACAGCTTCGCAGGGCATAACAGCCGCCACTAGGCGGTTTTTTATTGCCTAAAAGGAACATAAAAGATGTCAAATTCTATCTTAACCCCAACGATGGTGACACGCGAAGCATTGCGTATTCTCCATCAAAAACTTAACTTTATCGGTTCTATCAATCGCCAATACGATAGTTCTTTTGCTAAAACTGGCGCAAAAATCGGTAGCAACTTATCAATCCGTTTACCAAACGAATACACAGTATCTTCAGGCGCTGCGTTATCAACACAAACAACAACAGAGATTTCAACAACATTAAGCGTATCTAATCAAAAACACGTAGATACTACATTTACATCTGCTGAATTAACCTTGTCATTAGATGACTTTTCAGAGCGGATCTTAGAGCCTGCAATGTCTGTTTTGGCTGCGAATATTGAAGCTGATGCATTAACAATGATTTTAGATGTGTACCAAACAGTTAATAACGTAGGCGCACCTATTAGTTTAAATAAAGTATTAACAGGCCGCAAGCTTTTAACTGATGCGTTAGCACCATCTAACAACCGTACATTATTGTTAAACACTCAAGATAACTTGGACTTAGTTGATTCATTAAAAGGCTTATTCCAAGATAGTTCAACAATTGCTGAACAATATCGCGAAGGTATGGTAGGCAAAACTGCTGGGTTCGGTTCAATCTACGAAAATACACTAATTGCTAACCAAACTACAGGTACAGCCGCATCTGCAACTGGTTACACAGTTAACGGTGCTGTAACCGCTAACAATTCATCAACAGTTACAGTAGCAACAGGTACTACAACCTTCAAAAAAGGTGATGTGTTCACAGTAGCTGGCTGTAATCGCGTACATCCTGAAACTAAAGTAGACACAGGTAGCTTGCAGCAATTTGTTGTAACTGCTGACTACGCAGGCGGTGCTGGTTCATTAAGCTTTGCACCTGCAATCTATACGACTACAGGTCGTCAAAACGTAACTGCTGGCGGTATGCCAAACGGTGCTGCGATTACTAAAGTTGGCGGTGCATCTGCTATCTACAAACCATCATTAGTGTATCAAAAAGATGCATTTACGTTTGCCACAGCCGACTTGGAAGATGTAAGCCAATACGGGGCTTGGGGTGCGCGTGATGTGATGGATGGCATTTCTATGCGTGTAGCGCGTCAATATGCAATTGGCACTGACACGATTCCTTGTCGTATTGATGTGTTGTATGGCTACAAAACCATGCGCGCTCAATTAGCTGCAAAAATTCTTTCTAACTAACTAAAAGGGGCGAAAGTCCCTTTCTTTCAAGGAGAAAGAATCATGAGTTCAGGAATCATCACAGGCAATGTGTCCTCTATGGGCGTGGTTAGCGTTACGTTATCCCCTGCCTTAGTCGCTGCAAATACCACAGCAGAGCAAACATTCACAGTACCTGGCTTAAAAGTTGGAGATTATGTGGATGTAAATAAACCTACATCGCAAGCTGGTTTAGGTGTTGTAGGCTTTCGTGTTAGTGCGGCAGATACATTAGCAATTACGTTTTCAAATAACACAGCAGCAGGAATTACACCAACGGCATCAGAAATTTACACCGTTTGCGTTGTTCGCCCTGATTCTGCACCAGCAGGATTCGCACCGTAACCCAAGCCCCCGAAAGGGGGTTTTCTTTAGGTATTCATAATGACAACAGCACTAGACATTATCAATCGCGCTATGCGTTTAACGTTATCTATTGGTGATGGTGAGGCTATCACATCATACGATGCACAAACAGGCTTAGACGCGCTTAATTCTATGCTCGATAGCTGGAGTTTAGACGAGTTAATCGTTTACGTTATTAAACAAGAAAACTTTGCTGCAACGCCTAATACTGCAAGCTATACAATTGGCACTGGTGGCGCTTTCAACACTACACGACCAGCCTTGATACGCGGTGGATTCTTTAGAGATTCAGCCAACAATGACTATCCATTTAAAGTAATTGAGTTAGCGCAATGGGATGGTTTAACACCTAAAAACCAATCAGCTTATCAACCTCAATACTTGTTTTATTCTACTGATTTTCCATTGGGTACAGTCAATTTATGGCCTGTTCCATCTGTAGCAGGCACGCTATTTTTAGATAGCATGAAGCCGTTACAACAATTTACGGATTTAACAACTGTTTTAAGCTTGCCACCCGGCTACAAACGCATGATTGAATACAACTTAGCGGTAGAAATTGCGCCTGAGTTTCAAGTGCAAGTATCAGCAGAAGTTGCAAAGATTGCCCAAGAATCTAAAGCCGCAGTGATGCGTGTTAATGCTGAAGCGCCAATCTTGGTAATGGATAATGCGCTAATGCCGCGTAGAGGCGTTTATAACATCAACAGGGGCTATTAAATGCGTGTGCCTATGTTTGGCATTGGCTTATTCTCTAAAAGCCCTAATGTAACCGCACAAGAGCGCATCAATATGTATCTTGAGTTTTCACCTCAAGAGGATAAAACAGCCGTTGCTGCTTACGGAACGCCAGGACTTGAATTGTTTGTAGACTTTGGCGATACCCCATGCCGTGGCGAATATGCAATTGGCGACTTTAACTATGTTGTGCATCGTGGCACATTATGGAAGGTCAACAATGCAGGTGTTAAAACTTCACTTGGCACATTAACGACCACAACAGGCAAGGTAAGCATGTCTGATAATGGCGTGCAGTTGATGATTGTTGATGGCGCTAACGGCTATATTTTAACGCTTGCCACAGACGTATTTGCAACAATAACCGACCCTGATTTCTTTGCTAATCCAACAACAGTTGCATTCTTAGCTGGGTACTTTATTTGCACATTTTTAAATAGTGGAAGGTTTCAAATATCTGCTATTCGTGACGGTTTAACATGGGATGCGTTAGATTTTGCAAATGCTGAAACTAACCCTGATAACTTGGTTCGAGTATATGTTGACCACGGTGAACTTATCTTACTTGGTGAATTTACGACTGAATTTTGGGGCGTATCAGGTGCGTTAGACTTTCCATTTTCTTTTATTAGTGGCGCATCTATTGAGTGGGGATTAGTTAGTCCGTGGACAGTAGCTAAAACAGAAGATTCAATTACTTATTTAGCTAGAAACAGATTAGGCCAATCGAGAATTGTACTTTTGAGAGGTTACAGCCCAACAGTTATTTCAGGACAGGATTTAGATTACATCATCAATAATTATTCATCTATCGCTGATGCAAGCGGCTTTAGCTACATGCTAGGTGGTCATCCTTTTTACCAAATTAGCTTTCCTACAGGTGGTCAAACATGGCTTTACGATGGCTCAACTAACGTATGGTCTCAATTGATAGGTAATGGCATCACAAGACATAGAGCAGAACTACAAACCAATTTTATTAATGAAACCTTAGTGACTGATTATAGCAATGGTCGCATTTACAGATTAAAGCCTGAAGTTTACACAGACAATGGCGAATTAATTGCTAGAGAGCTAATCGGCAGGCACATATTTAAAGATTTGAATTACCTTTTTGTCGGTCAATTTCAGCTAGACATTGAAACTGGCGTTGGATTATCTTCAGGGCAAGGTTCTGACCCACAAGTGATGTTACAAATCTCAAAAGATGGCGGTCATACATGGGGTAACGAATTGTGGCGGTCATGTGGTGCTATTGGCACATATCTAACTCGTGTTATTTGGCGTAGGTTAGGTAGAGGGCGTGATTGGTTGTTTAAAGTCCGTATTACTGACCCTGTAAAAGTAGTCATTATTGGTGCTTATTTAGACATTAAAGAGGGCAGATAATGGCTGTAATCAATAACCCACCTGTTAGACAATCAACAGTAAGCGCAATAATGAATGGCGTTGCTGGCATCATGCCTAACGCATGGACTGAGTGGGTAAATCAAGTTTATATCGTGTGCTTTTCTGTGCAGCAATCAGGATTAACAGCAGAACGCCCAACGGTTAATTTGTGGACTGGTAGACCGTATTTTGACACAACATTGGGTAAGCCTATCTGGTATAAAACTACTGGATGGGTAGATGCAACAGGTGCGGCTGTGTGATTACTTATAAATGGGGTTATGCAGACGATGTTGCAGAAGTAATGCATAAGGCTTGTGAGTTAACGCCAGAAGTTAGCAATCAGATAGGTGATTTAAATAAAACTAAAGAAAATCTAAAAAGATTTGAAGTGTTAGGAATATTTGATAACGAAGCCCCGATTGGGGCTTTTATATTTTTAGGTAAAGAGTTTCATGCAGCAATATTGCCTGAATATCGCGGTAAGTGGATAAATAAGCAATTTATTAAGCTTATGTTAAATGAAAAAGCTAAACGCAATGGTTTATTTACAACAATAAATGAAGCGTCTAGCAAAGTTGAATTATCAGTGTTGCATTTTTGTAACCGTTACAAAATAGAGGTGAAATATGTTTAAGTTTTTAGCATTATTTGGGTTTAGTCTACAACATGGTTTTTCTCTTTTTAGTGTAGGTTCAGCCATTGGTATTGGCGCATCACTGATAGGTGGTTTAGGCGGTAGTAAAGCGGCAAAAGGTGCGGCTAGTTCTCAAAGTGCATCAGCATCTCAAGCGATTGAAGAAATTAGAAAGATTGGTGACAGAACTAGGTCTGATACCTATGAATATCGAAACTTAGGCGGAAGCTCTGTTAGAAAATTGAGTGACTTACTAGGTTTTGATACTGAAACATCTGGATATGCAGACGCTAGTGGCAAAGTTAAATCTTTGACAGACCAATTAAAAGAAATGGATGCGGCTGGCGGATATGGCTTTGGGGGTGGTAAAAAAGGCGCTTATAAATATTACGCTGAACGCGCAAAAATTCAAAATCAGCTAAATGCTGCTCAATCAGAACTTGGCTCGATGCAAAAGTATCAAGATAAGACAGAAGATACAGGTTCACTGTTACGTTCATTTGCACAAAAAGACCTAGATGAAGATGTTGTATATAACACTGGTTTAAAATTTGGCCTTGATGAAGGCAATAAAGCCATTGAACGCAATGCAACACGCTTTGGCAATCTTGACTCAGGCGCGACATTAAAGGCACTTGCACGTTATGGTAATGATTACGGAAATCAACGGGCTGGTGATGCTTATGGGCGTTTTATGGTGGACAAGGACTTTACATTGAAGTCATTGCTTGGAACTACCCGTGTAGGTCAAGATTCCATTTCATTAGATGCAAACACAGGCGCACAAATGGCATCAGCAATTGGTAATGCTCAAATGGCACAAGGCAATGCAAACGCTGCTGGACAAATAGGCTCAGCTAATGCATGGAGTGGTGCGCTTGGTGGCATTGCTAATACACTTGGCGGTGCTAGCCGTGGCGGTAGCTTTAACTTCGGAAGTATATTTGGTGGTGGCGGTGGCAATAGAACAGCCGCTTACCCAGGCGCATATTACGCATAAGGATAAATGATGGCACTCGACCCAAATATTATTTTAGGCTATCGCGCACCACAAATTAAAAGCCCTGCTGAGTTTGAAGAAGAAAGATTCAGATTATCTGCACTTAAAAGCCAGCAAGCAGGAATGGAACGCGATGAAGCAATGCGCCAAGAATTAAGCTCATTAGGAGATTTATCCGACCCTGAAAAAGTGGCAAGTATCGTACAAAAATATGACCCTATAAAAGCCCAATCTATTCGCGCATCAGGCCAAGAAACACAGCTTAAATCACAAGAAAACAAGCGTAAGCAATATATAGATGGTTTAGAATTTGCGGCTAATAACGCGAGAGTTTTAAGTGATAAATATGATGAATTGATTGCAAATGGCGCAGATGATATGACTGCAAGACAACAAATGCAGCCCTTCTACCAACAAGCCGCACAGCAAACTAAACAATTATTCCCTGAATTACAAATAGGGGATGAGTTTGACCCTACAGCCGTTAAGTCTTTTGCTATGCAAGGCACGAAAGCACTTGATTGGTTTAAATCTAAAATGCCTGAATATGGCGCACCTATTGAAACTGAGCAAGGGTTGGTGCAATTTGACAACAAGACAGGTAAAGCAAGGCCAACTGGATTTTCTAAGCCTATAAATAAACCTGCGTCAGTACAAGAGTATGAATATGCCAAGTCACAAGGTTATACAGGCACGTTTGAAGACTTTGACACTAAGCAACGTAAAACATCTGCAAGCACTGTGAGTGTTAATACTGGCACTCCTTTAACTTTGGGCAAAGCTGGTGAAAACAAAGTAGATGAGGAATTAATCAATAACACATCAAAAATTACACGACTAAATGACATTAACCGCACATTTAAGCCTGAGTTCTTGCAGATAGGGAATCGAGCAAAAATGGCGCTTAATTCTGCAAAATTAAAAGTTGGTGGACAGATTGACCCTAAAGACCAAAAGCAAATGAGTGAATTTGCTAACTGGAAAAGAACCTCTATCACAAACCTTAACCAAACCATTAAAGACTTAACAGGTGCTGCAATGGGTGTGCAAGAAGCTGACAGAATTATTGCTTCTTTGCCTAATCCTGGTCAAGGCTTAACAGATGGTGATGATGCAGTTTCATTCCAAAGCAAGCTTAACGGTGCAATCAAAGAAGTTAAAAATGCAATTGCTAGAGGTGCTTATATCAAGCGTAATGGCATGAGCATTAACGATGTGCCTTTAGAGCGTATGCCAACATTAATGAATGAACGTGCATCAAGTATCGAGCGGGAATTGGTTGCGGCTAATCCTGCAATGGCTAAAGATAAAAAAGCACTTGTCCGTCAAGTTAGAGAACGCCTATCAACAGAATTTGGCTTAGTGAGTGAATAATGGCAAATATATCAGGGCATAATTACGCAGAAGATTTACTAAATGGTTCTAGTTTAAAATCTACTGCTTCAAAAACATCAGTGACAGGTTATGACTATGCTAATGATATTTTAAGTGGTCAATCTGAAACTTTAAGCGGCAATATGACCGTTACTGGTAGACCGTCAATTAAAAACAACCCTGAGATGTCGGCTAATACAGGTGATTTAGCAACTGCTTCATTTGCTGACGACCCTGCAGTTCGTATTAACTATTTAGCGCAACAAAGATTTCCTAATGACCCTAATGCAGTAAACCGTTATGGATTTGATGAGCAAGCAGGCCAAATTTACTATGAAGCTGATGATGGCAATTTGTACTCAGAAGATTCACCTGAAGGCGGAGTAGGTTCATTCCTAAAACGCAATCTTGCATCGGTAGCAAGTAAAGCGATTCCATTAGCAGCGCAAACAGGCGCAGGCATAGCAACATCGCCAATGATGCTAACAGGTTTAGGCACAGTTGGTAGTGTTGGTGTTGTCACTGCGGCTGGTGGAGTTGGTGAAAGTATTCGTCAGTTTTTAGGCAAGCGCATGTTAGGTGATAAATTTAGCATGGGTGAAGTTGGAAAAGAGGCTGTATTAGGTGGATTAGGCCAATTAGGTGGAAAACTGTTAATCAGGTCAGGTAATCGCAATTTAGCGCGTGATTTTGACCGCATGGACACGCCTAAAGTTAATCAATTACTTTCTGATGCTAATACATCAGGCATTCAACTTACACCAGCCGAAGCCACAGGATTGCGTAGCTTGCGCAATCAACAGCGCATGATAGGTAGAACGCCTGAAGGTGCTGACATTATGGGCGATTTTTACGCTGCACGTAATACCGAACAAATTCCTAAAGCGCGTGATGCAATGCTTGATTCTATTTCACCAGTGACAGAAACAGATTTAGCGGCTAGTAGATTAAAAGATGCAGCAAGTGAGATTGGCGATAAGGCTATTAAGGCTCGCTCAGACAAAGTTCGCCCGATTTATCAGAAGTTAATGCAGCCGACTAATATTGTAGACACAAGCGCTTTTGCTGATGATGCAGTGTTTAATTCTGTATTAGCTAATGTACGCAAAGACCCTATATTTGGTGGACTTAAAAATGCACCTGATAACAGTTTGCCAGTGCTAGACGCAGTTAAAAAAGAAATGGATGATATGATTGGTCAAGCGACACAATCAGGACAGCGTAATCGCGCTAGAGTGCTATCTGAAAGCCGTGATAACCTACTACAAGCGGCTGACAGTGCTTACCCTGAATATGGTCAAGTACGTGCTGAATTTGCAGGCATGTCACCCGAAGTGACGCAAATCACTAAAGGCTCAATTGGCAATGTAGCTAAATCAGAAGGGCAGGTAAAAGATACAGGCAAGCTATTTGATTTTAATAAAATCAGTCCAAGCCAAGTAAAACAAACGCGTTTACAGTTTGAAAAAGATGGCAAGCTAGATGAATACAATGCTGGTTTACGTGCTTATATTCAAGATAAGTGGGCGCAAGCTGGTAAAGATACTGCGGCAGGCGCAAAAGGAAATTTGGCAGGGGCTTATCGTGCGTCTATCTTTGGTGATGTTCGCGCTAGAGAAACATTAAAGGCAGCCATGCAACCTGACCAATATGATGCATTCTCACGTTTCATGAACGTATTAGAGGCGGCAGGAAAAGCCATGCCTGAAGGTTCGCCTACTGCCACAGATTTAACCGCAATGAAAGGGTTAAAAGATAAAGCAGGGGGCATTGCTAAAACCATTGCTAACTTTGACATTACTAAACCATTGGGGGCAATTGGTGATTGGATTGAGAATACATCAGCCTCTAAACAAGCTGAGAAAATAGCGACAATTATTACTTCTCCTGATGGGATTAGCAAAATGCGTGAACTTAGAAAGCTATCGCCTACATCAGAGAAAGCTAGAGTGTTAGTTAGTCAATTGTTGACGAATGAAGTCAGTAAAACTAATAAGCGTGTATTTGGGTATGATGCAGTGACAAAAGAGGATATTAAGGCGCTTTCTTATTTAAATAATTCTGGTACTTCACTTCAAGTCGACGAATAAACCGACCATACCAAGTACCCCAAATCCACTCTTCATGACCTGACAATCCGTTCTTTTCTCGCCATGAAAAAAATAAATGAAATATCCAGCCAATAAGTAGAGCAATTAATAAACGTAAAACAATTAACCCATCACTGCCAATTATCAACCCTATGCCACCAGTGATAAGAGCAAGCATTAATGCAGATTTAATGTAATTCATATTCCCCTTTCACAAGCCACCTATACGGTGGCTTTTTTATTGGAGTAACACTATGGCTGTCAAGCTATCGCCAATTTTTAACGAGCAAGAATTTGATGCAAACGGTAACCCGTTAGTTGGTGGTAAATTATACACCTTTGCAGCAGGTTCTAGCACGCCTTTAGCCTCTTACACTAGCATTACTGGTTTAACTGCTCAAGCAAATCCAATAATTTTAAATTCACGCGGTGAAGTTGATAACCCTATATGGATTACAACAGGACTGTCATATAAGTTTGCATTATATAATGTGAATGATGTATTGGTGAGAACAGTAGACAATGTTACAGGAGTAAACGATTCCTCTGTTTCAATCGACCAATGGGTTGATTCAGGTGTTGTTCCAACTTACGTTTCTGCTACGAAATTTACACTCCCTGGAGACCAAACGTCATCCTTTACTGTAAATAGACGAATTAAAGCAACTGTTACTGCTGGTACAGTTTATGGCTACATATCGATTTCAGCTTTTGCAGCATTAACTACTATCACCGTAGTATTAGACAGTGGGGCTTTAGACACAGGGTTATCGACTGTACAGTTAGGGCTTTTAACTCCAACAAATTCAGCTTTGCCTCAAGTTTCAACATCTCAAATTCAAGATTCAGCTATCACGACTGCTAAATATGCAAACAATTCTGTCACAGAAGATAAGATTGAAGATACAGCTTTGGCAGCATTTAAATCTAAAAGTATTGCAGACCTAGATGCAAGCGTAGTGGCTAACGCATTAACAATCACAATCAATGCTGGTGTGTGGGATTTTCGCTCTACCACACTGACAGACGGTACACCAGTTACGCGCACACTTTCTAGCCCCGTAAGCGTAGTTGTTCCTAGTGGCGGTACGTTAGGTACTACAAACGGTAACAGAGCTAGATTAGCGATATTAGCAATTAACAATGCTGGCATTATTGAAACTGCAATTATTAATTTATCTGGCGGTAATAATTTAGATGAAAGCGGATTAATAAGTACCACTGCGGTAAGTGCTGCCGCTAATGCTAATAATGTAGCCTATTCAACAACAGCAAGAAGTAATGTTGCTTATCGTGTAGTCGGATACATTGAAATCACAGAAGCTACTGCTGGTACATGGGCAACAGCACCTACATTAGTACAAGGTAGTGGTGGTCAAGCGTTACAGCGCGTTAATTCAATTTGTAACGGTGTTTCAGTAGCATCTACTTCAGGTACAAGTATAGACTTTACTGGCATTCCTAGTTGGGCTAAACGTATTACAGTAATTTTTAATGAAGTTTCAACAAATGGAACTGCTGATTTACTAGTTCAATTAGGTGATTCAGGTGGCATAGAAAACACAGGTTATATATCAACTTATATTGTACTTAGCACAGGTGGGTCGTCAACTGCTGGATTTATCATAAGAACAGGTGCTGCGGCAGTTGTTGCAAGCGGAATTTTGCAAATTAATCTTATTGATACAACAAGCTGGATTTGTACTCATACAATAAAAGTATCAACTACTAACGCATCGGCAGGCGCAGGTTCAAAAAGTCTAAGTGGGATTTTAGATAGAGTTAGGGTAACTACAACTAACGGTACAGATGCTTTTGATGCTGGTTCAATAAACATTTTGTACGAATAGGATAAACCATGAGACAAGTAGTTAATTTACAAACAAGTGAAATTACTTTTGAAGATGATGCGCCAGTAATTCCTATTGTTGAAACAAACGAACAGATTGTTAATCGTTTAAAAACTGAACTTGATACCATTGAACGCAATGAAATGATGCCACGTAAAACACGCGAAATTCAAATTCAACTTATGGAATTTTTAGCGGTTCAGCAAGGTATTACACCTGAACAATTAGCGTTAAATCCTGCATACGCTGGCATGAAACAGATTGACGCTCAATGTGTAGCGTTACGCGCACAGATTAGAGAATTGTCATGATTTGGATTGGCTTAGTCTTATTGGATTTGTGGCTATTCTTTATCATGTATGTTGCAAGCATGAACATGATACGCGCGCACAAAGAATATAAATTAAATAACTTGTTATGGATATTGTGCTTGCCGTTTGTGGCTTTATCTTGGGTGGTTGATGTTATTCACAATATTACATTATTCAGCTTATTGTATTTTGAAGCACCTCAAGAACTTACTGTGACTAATAGGTTAAAGCGTCATATCAACGACCAATCGTTTAGAGGTAAGTTATCACGCTGGATTGCAGATACCTTATTAAATCCTTTTGATTACAGTGGCAATCATGTTGACTAGCCTAGCCATTATCGGGGCGCTTGCAATCCTATCACTGGCGGCATTTGGCCTATATATCATTATCTGCATATTCAAGGCCAAACAGCTACCTATGGATAGTAGCAATCGTATTAATC